GCCACGTCGCTTCCGAGGATTACCACGTCGTCACCTAAGACGGCGTAGTCCTCGTACCAAGTGAACAATTCCTGTCCCCTATTACGTAGCACGCGATACCAAGACCACTGCACTATGCAATGGTGAATCAATGCGAGAAGTGCCCAAGAGGAAAGGGCGCCCATTGGCTGTCCGGTAGCATACATTACCTTAGTCGGTCTGATCCCAAGATCAGCCCGCTTCGGTATCATATACTCCCGAGCAACCAGTAGGCAACCCCAAACCTCAGCCCCCCAAGCTCCTAGTATAGGAGAAAGGAGGACTTTCTGGAACACTAATGGTAACCGATCCGTCGCGGACGACAGATCGAATGAATAGAGAGCCCAAGCCTTAGCGTTTCGAACATCACCCGGGAGACGTTTTGTCACCCGAGGTATGAACGAACCAGGAGCCTTGCAATCCTCCTGAAGCTTACGCTGTCTATCCACCAAATGATCAAGCGGTTTTACCTGATCATAGGTACCATCCTGAGGTATTAACCTCAGCGTCTGGAAGACTGCCTTATGTAATGGCTCTAACAGCCACTGCGTAAAACAATCTACCATCGCAAAGACTCTAACTTTCCCTGCCGCTTCCACTTTAAACCCTAGTTTCCCAAGGACAAGGTTGAAACCCACTGAGAATTTACGACCGACCTCTGGAAGTACTTCCATAAGGTCTTGACCACCAGAGATGACTTCTCCTCTCTTAGTGATCGTTAATCGTTGATCTCGTGGATCAGCTGGGCCCTTCGACCACAGCTCCATCCTGTTAAGAACCCAGATATTACCGGTCATCTTACACCATGCTTCCAAGAGTGGAAAGAGAGCACGTGCGTAATCTGACTTCCATACCCGAGCTGATAACAGAATGGCCAGGGGCGAAGTAGACAATACTTTCACCCCCCCCTGTCCTAAGGTTACCGGAGTTGACTTCGAGATCATAAAAGGCTTCGCACGAAGTCCTTTCATGAAATCGAGAGGTCCCTCCCAGAGAGCATCGGAAATCGAACCGTCAGACGACCACTTATCCTTAATCCACTTATAAAATATACTAGTGAACTGAGAAAACTCCCCCACCCGACCTAAGTCAGCTGTTGAAGCATCAGTAATCGTCGACAGTCGTACCTTCCCCGGAATATCGATTACTCGATAGACCGAGAAAAGAGACAACCAGAGACGTATTATCATCTTGTTGCCCTTCCTAATACTTTCCCGGTGGTGAAGCGGAATCAGAGAAGGTAAACCTCCTCCCCGAGTTCGGCTGACACGGGCTCCTAATGAGCCTGTGTCGGAAAGCTTCTGGCCACAAATCGACTGCTGAAGCAAAACATGACATGCCTTCAGGTATTTCACCACGAAGGTCATGCCCGATTGCTTCCGCATCCGATTTAATGTACTCGCGTAACGTAATAAGGTTTTCACCATGAAAATACTTGACTTAATACCCAATACAGAAAGAAAATAAAACAATACTTTCAGTAGAGGGCGACCGTAGTTTCCTACGATCATGCCATTAATCGATCCCATCATCTGTCGCAACCTTGTTTGTAGGCGGTCAACCTTGAATAAGTTGTTCGCTTTATTAAATATAGAGTGCGTCATGATAATGAAATAAAACCTGAATTTCACAGGTACCGATTAACCCCGGTTTCCGGCAACATCTTTATGAGAGGTTGTCTGGGCCGCAGGCAGTCTAGGAAGACGTAAGTCGTACTTACATAGGTTTAACCAACCTTATTGCAGTACCCAAGAGGAACCCCTCTAAGATGACATCTTAGAGCCCTAATTCTAGTCTCAAATATAATACTAGTTTCAGACCCTAATTACTCAAATGTAATTATCATCCTAGAAATTATCCACTCAGGTAAACAACCGATTGGCTGCCTCCACGGCATGTCTGATCCTTCTTCTTATTGCTATTTCTAACATATAATCCAAAGCTAAGACGATGCCGCGTCCTAATGGCGCGTGGGGACTAACCCAGCAGATGCATAACTCGAAAGAGTGGTATTCGAACCATACATCGCTAAGCTAGCCGGCAAGGCTATCTTACCGAGAGAGGAATCCCTC